AGCAATCAGATCCCGGCGTGTTAAGTTATCACCTAACTCATAAGACACAAGACCAAGCAGTGACCGTAGCTTAGTCTCTTCCAAGTGCCAAGCTGCGAAGGGAACCTTATGCTGTAGCATATTGTATTCTAGAAATCGCATTACCTCTGTTTTACCAATACCAGTCGGAGCCTTAATAACTGTGAAGTGACCCTGCATCAAGCCAAGGATCTTATCGTCTAGTGCTTGAATGCCTGTCGGGATGTACTGATGTTCTGGTGTATCTTTGTACAGAGATATAAAGTCCTGTGTGCTATTAAGAACATTCTCTGGTGTGTACTTTTTAGCATTCCACCAAGCAGTCTTGAACTCATTACTAGCCCTATTAGTCAAGAACTCATTAGCATCCTTGAACTTATCGTGAGGAACACGGTAGACTTTGTTAGGGAATAGCTTTGCTATCTTATCAGCTACTGCATTACCAGCCTCATCATTGTCAACTGATAGAACAATCTTCTCAAAACTATTGAGCCAGTCTGAACAATTCTCCCATAGCTTTTTAGAAGGTGTTGCGCTGGGCAGAGATACCACAGGGTTAGTGTAGTTACTCTTAAGCATCTGAGCCACTGACAATGCATCAAGCTCACCCTCAGTGATCGTAACCATCTTAGATGAGCCAGCCGTAAATAGGTTCATACCAAACAGTTCATCACCCTTGAAGTTATCCTTGGTGTAGAATACCTTATCCTCTAGTCTGCGAACTTTCTTACCGCCACTAGGGTATACGTATTCCTGTCGATCAGGGTAAGTTAGCACACCATAGTCTTCCATAGTCTTCTGAGTTATACCCCTCATAGATACATAACTACCCGTTTGGGTATTTTCTGATCTTTGGGGTAGGCTTCTTACATTAGATGTCATAGTAGATCCTTGTGGTAAGGGGTACTTCTCAGCTGCCCACTCAAATTTCTGGTACTTAGACGGGTAAGAGCGATGACAAGAATGACACTTACCAAACCCACTCGTGTTAAAACTGAATGCATCAGAAGACCCACACTCTACATATGGGCAAGGCTGATGCGCTATCTCTTGTGTCATATCTGATTTGCCTTGTATCTTTCTTCCGCTCTTTTACGTTCTTCTTCATCAAACTCTCTAATAAGTTTATGTTTAGTGATGAACTTCCTAAGCTTATCTATCTCTTTCTTTTGTTGTTTGATTTCCCAACGCATATCTTCTATTGTACCAACCATACTCATCTCTTAAACATCCTTTTCAACCTCATTAAGATAAGATATAACAGAACCCCGGGAATAAATCCAATGCTCATTAGTATTACTGACAATGCTATTAAGTATGGAATCCATTCTGATAGGCTCATATCACTCTTCCTCTAAGCAAAAACCGCACATATCATTCTGCGCTGGCCCACCACAGCTTACACATTTCTGCCATTTCTTTTTTACTCTGTTTGATTCTGATTCTAAACCAGCCTCTACTAATGCTATAAACCCTGCATTAAAGATAGCTGCGAATGTTTTAGGATCACACTCTACTTGTAGTGTAGCACTGCCATCCTCGTGTTCTTCTATGTCTGTTACTTTTATTTCACCCGTCATCCTGTATTACCCCTTTGCTATATTTACGGAACCTTTTATTGTAGGCACGTTTTATTTTCTTTATTTGCCCTGCTTTCCATCGTAAAAATTTACGGGTCTTAGTGAGTGCATCATACTCATCACCACCCTTCATAGGTATACGTTTATTCATCTGTTATTCCTATACAAGGAAGTAAGATAGACAGCTTGCAGTACTTTGGGTATTCGTCATACGTCATAGCTATTAACACAGGTGGCGCAGCTATAAGTAAAGCTACAATAGCTGACGCCTTGATTGCACCGTTAATGTTACCTGCCATCACCAAACAACTCCTTTTCTTTATCGCCGTGATTTGTACACACTTTTATTAAAAACTCTGTAGACCAATCTTTGAAATCTTGATTGGCATTTACCTCTCTTACTTGAGCTTGTACTATATTCATAAGTATTGCGGTTAATTCATCCGCACCGTACATATTTGCAGCTTTTATTTTATTATAACCTGTCATAACATCCATCACTCATTCTCCTGCGGGTATTCATCCTCATAGTGGGCATAGCGATCGGCTATTAATTGCAGTCTATTAAATACTGACCTGTTCTTTTGAAGCTTTTCTAATGTGCCTAATGCCCCATTGCAGGAATCGCATAAAAGATGCCGTACTATCTTCACAGAAGTGTCGTGCTTATGGTCAACGACATACCTAAGTTCTTTACTAAATGGTCTCTTACAACCATCACAGCAATTGTCTTGCCACTGTAGTTGAGCCTCAATCCATCGTTCATCAATGCCGTACATCTGCTTTAGTCGTTGTGAGCGTTTTTGTGCGGGTGTGCTAGGCATCATCCATTCTCCCTTAATGCATATGCAAGTGCTTTCCAAGACACAGGAAACAAGGCAATCATTACACGATCAATCTCCCAAGCTACCTCTGCTGTCTCTGCTTGTGTGTCAGGTGCACAGCGAAGCTTACACATATCAGCAAATGCATCCAAGCTACCTGACCAGTACCACTCAGTCATCATAGACTGTGGAAGTACCATACGGGCTTGCTCTGGGCATACCCCTACGTCTAGTAGGAACTCATACTCAGTCATTGCAATTTCATTAAAGCCGTTGTCAGATACAGTTACTGTACCTGCACTACCTTGTTTCTTATCAAGACTACGACCACGCCAAGACTTAGGTACATAGAACTCAGGCTCACTATCTACGTATCGTCTTGATACTTCGTTCCAACGTAGAAATTTATGCTTGACTAGCTGTCTAGCTACAAAGACTGGTGCCTTGATGTGAAAGCTGGCAAAGCAATGCCCAAAGGGGCTGATGTGCTTGTGCTTGGCTAGGTATTGTATAAGCTTCTCATCTTTCTTTTTAAGGTGTTGCTTAAAGCTGTAAGCATCTGACTCTTCGTAATCCCACTCAGTTTCTTTACCGAATGAAACTCTCGCAGCGTTACAGACTGTAAGGTCACTACCCATACTACCTTTGTAAGTTACTTTAATCATTTATTTACCTTCCAGTGTTGACCTTCAAATGTTTTTATCCTGTGACATATAGCACATAACACTTCACATTTAGATAACTCATCCTTTAGTTTCTTTTTACTTTTAGTGTTCCTACCAAAAACTGCGTAGTGTGTTACGTGACTTATATTACATAATTTTGTTGAGGGATCTATGTGATTAAACTCTAGTGCTGCGTGATGTTCTTTGTAACCACACACGGCACAACCTTTCATAGTTTTAAGTCTTCTTATTATAGCTTGACCTTTAGCTTGATGTTTTCTCTTTCTCTCTGCATCATACTTCCTGTAGTCATCACTCCTGACCCTACTCATTTGTTTTTGTTCCTCTTGTCTAGGGCTGTAGTAGCACCAGCCAGTGTGTTTACCATATAAGGCTTTACGCTACTAGGATTCTGATGGCCTGACACTTGCATAATACCAGCTATGTCAACACCTGCCTCAACCATTTCTGTGATAGCAGTACGGCGTAAATCCATAGCGCATAGGTCACTTGGCAGATTAGCTGTGGCGAGTATATCATTGGTAACAATAGATATATCCCTTTTCTCATAAGTTACAAATTTACCTGCCCGGGGATAGGGCTTAGGTGCTACCCATTCTTGAAACCCAAAGGCTTCCTTCTGGATCTTTAGCATATTGTTGAGACTGTCACCGATAGGCAGGTGTACATCAACTCCACGCTTACTCTGTTCTATGTCAAGGCGCTGGGCATCCAAGTCAAGGTGTTGCCACTTTAGTAGTCTCATATCACCTATACGTTGCGCCCACTCGTAAGCCATCTGAACGATCAAGCCTACGCTGCGCCACTTAAAATCATTATATGCAACATCAAGAAACTTGATAACGTGTTCCTCTGTCCACATAACCTTTCTAGGTTTCTCCTTCTGTCGATCTAGTAGTGATACAGGGTTAGTGTAGCGAGTAATCTCATACTGTTTGGCTACACCCCATACCGCTGACAGGTAGGTGGCTCTTATGTTTGCTGTACGAACACCAGACAGTAACCACTGATTGTAAGCCTCAGTGATGTGCTTTATCCTGATAGACTCAAACTGTATATCACCAAGAGTTCTGCCATCTCTAAGCACTGTAGTAAGAGCCTTGCCAATCTGGTATTCGTAATCTTTCTGAGTTCCCGGGCGTAGCTTTAGAAACTTTGGCGTGTCATAGTAGAAGGCTACTACCTCAGATAATCTGCTATTCCCTTTTACCATTTCTTCCTCACTTTCCAGTACACCCAACACTCTAGGCAGTGGCCCTTACCAATCACAAGATCAATAAGGAACACTATATTAAATCTCTTTTGCTTTTGCCATTCGTAGTTTCTCGCGCTGAAAGTCTGATTGTTTGCGCCCCCTAGTAGGACGTTTAACAGGACGCTGAGTGCGATCAGGCATCGTTTTAGGTATGGGCCTATCGCTCCAGTCATCACAGGGGTCATCCTTTTCTCCTTCATCTCTTGCCATTGAGTTCCTTCCAGCTTCTGTAAGTAAAGATAATTCCAGCTGCGACATATACGATACATAAGAATATAGGGAATATATACATCAGAACAAGGGATACCATAGAGCGCCAGACTCAATGTCTTGACGTATCTGCTTCTCTTCATCTGCCATTCTGTCAGCACGTTCAAAGTCTGACATCCACTCTGCATCATCAATGTCCTGCATCAGTTTGCTGTGGTATTGTGATAGGGGCATTACATATTTGTTACCTTGGCTTTCCATTAGTTCATCCTTATATATGTTTGGACTCTGTAGTTTCTATCTTCTGTAGAATAAACCTCAACATAAGCATTTTGTAAAGGTGCTTTTTCCATACGTTGGGCTTTAAACAGATTACTGGTGCTATAATAACACACCAGTTCATCTGTCTCTTTATCATAAAACTCTACGCTGTATACGTGATTCATCAGTCCATCCTCGTTACATAGTGACCATCCTTGGTAGGCAAGGCAATCATAGCATAGGGATAAAAGTAAACATCACCCTTCTTAAGCTTCATCTTAGCGATAGGCTCAAGGTCATCATCCTCTGGATAGGTATAGGTGCCACTGTCTAAGACTTTACCCTTGAACTTGTACAAGCTGCCAAAGCCATAGCAGTCTGTCATATGCTCTACTAAGTCACCATCTTCAACGACAGCATATTCGGCTACCCAGTGCGGCAAGATACCTAGCCACTCTACTAGCTGGTCTTGTGTGTAGTCTGGGTAGGCTTCTGTGTTAAGTAATAGTCTCATTGTGTTAGTCCTTTCATAATATGTTTAACAACCTCAACAGTCCAACCATTGCCAAGCATACGGTAGCGCTGAGTGTTTGATACGTGATTAGTGTAACCTTCTGGCACAGTTTGTAGACGCTCACATTCTAGCGGAGTAAGCTTGCGCCAAGTCTTCTCACTATTGTTAATCTTAGGCACGTTGCTGGCACGTTGACCAGTAAGCGTAGGTGATATGCCCTCTGGATCGTATACTTTGCGTTCCTGATCCCAACCTTTTGTATCTGACATACCTGCCACCTCTAAGACTTTAGGCTGTAGGTGACCACCAGTAGAGGCTACAAGTGATGGCCCCTTACCGTCTGGATGGTACACACGATTGATGTAAGCATACTTGTCACTGATACCAGCATCACCAACGTGACACATACCATCGTCACTGAATACAAGTTGCCTACGGTGCTTCTCAAAGTATGTCTTAAGGTTGCCACCCTTGAAGTAGTGGGCATCAAGGCAGTGCGACTTCTCACGATCAGTGATACCATTCTCTAGAATATCCTTAAGCTTGATACCCTTGTCTTCTGGCAAGCCATCCATAGGAATGTTTGTCCAGTATAAACGGTAACGGTTCTGAGCAGAGACAAGGTTGCTGTTGATAGGTACAGGATCAACGCCCAGCGCCTCAGTGATAACGTCCATACTTTCTTTCTTCATACGCACGTTCTCTAGCAAGAAATACTTAGGCTTGAGTGCCTTGAGTAGCCGCACATATTCCCAGAATAATTTACTGCGAGGATCATCAAAGTTAAGTTGCTTACCAGCAAAGCTAAAGCCCTGACAAGGTGAGCCACCGATTAGTAGATCAATCTTAGGTAACTTGTCTGGATCTACAGTGGTGACATCACCAAGCTGGATCATATCAGGAAAGTTAGCCGTAGCTACCTTGATTGCAAACTTGTCAATCTCAGCTGCGAAATAGTTTTCTACAGGGATATTGAGTTGGTCTAGTGCGATTTGACCGCACGACATACCATCGAATAAACTAAGGACGTTCACTGTAAATCTCCTCTTCTATTATTACCTTGTACCCAGCATCTAGCAATTCATTTGCTCTGTCAAGTGCATTATCACGATCAGGCGTCCACATCTGATTGTGATGTGAACCCTGATTGTCAAGTGTAGCAACGTACCACATTAGGCGTCTACCTTGCCAAACATACGCTTGGCTTGATCGTCGGTAAGCTTCCACTGATCGTGACCAGTCAGAGATCTGACCTGCCAAGGCATCTTACGGGCTTTGCTATTGTAGCCAATAAGAGTTACGGCCTGACCACTGATCTTTGCAATCTTGCTAGTGTCAAGCCCCATAAGACTTGCCATCTGAGTTAGGGATGATTGCTTCTGTGTTTCTGCACCATCCAGCAAGACTTCTACTTTGTAGGTTGCCTCACCACCAGAGTAGCTACAGTTACCAACCTTGATAGTTACATCTTTAATGCCAGCCTGATCCAGTGCGTCTTGCATAGATTGACGGATGAGTTTTAGGTGTGATTTGTCGAATGTCATAGTAGTGTCTCCATATATTAGGTTAAGGGTTTAGTAACCCCCACCACACCACTGAACAAGTGCGGCGGGGGGATCAAAGGCTAGTCAACCCACATAAACTAGCCTCGCTCTAAGGGGGTAACCACTCCCCCTATCCTGCAAAGTGACGTACACGCCGTGTTGATACACGATTAGGCTTGCGCTCAAAGTAGACAGTACGCTTGCCAAGATGCAAGGCAGTCATACAGTTACCTGCCTCAATCTTGAAGCCCCGACTTGCCTTGATCCGCTTACGTGTTAAGCCCTTGATGCCAAGAACATTGAAGCGGAAACCATTGGTACGGTCATTAAGCGGTTTAGTAGCGATACAGTAAAACATAGTGATGTCCTTTCTAAGACAGTTAAGATAAGTTAAGGTTAGTCTGATTTAGTCTAGGCTGTCAAGCCTAAACATTATGGATACGTTTCCAAGCAACCCAAGTCGCAGCTTGCATTTCATAGGCTGTCATACCGTGCTTTTTACCAGCACGACTGTAGCATACTTGTAGCTCTTGGCGTAGCTTCTTGCCAATGCTTGGCACTTCCTGCATTGTGCGTCTGTCTTTGTTAGCGATGCACCAAGCGTGCCCGTCAATGACGCACACATCTTCACCCATAATGCACCAGAAGAAGTCTGTTATCTTAGGGCCATTGAGTATGAACGCAACGTCCTCTGCATTGTGTGGTGTAGTCTGCAGTATAGACCAAGCTTTATCTCGCATTGTCTTATAGGTGCAAGGTGTACAGCTTTCTACATAGCCACCAGAAACAAACGTATTGAGCATATTGTCAGCGTCAATAAGGTTACGTTCCCAACGATTAGTCGGAGACAATGCCGCTACGACACCAACAACAATGTGCAATGGTAGCTCATACTTGTCAGCCATACTTTGAGCGTCAGACTTAGCGTCTGCATACCAAGTCAGACCGTGATCGATCTCATCTTGCGTAGCTTGTTTGAAGCAAGCCAGAATGTTGCGAGTGTATTGTGTCATCGTGTCACCTCATTGTGTTAAACTCTCTAGAGCATACGATCAAAGCAATCATATAGTCAAGACAGTTTTTGAGTGCAACGCCCGAATTGTCAGAACGGACGCTGCTTTAGTTTGTTTTTGCAACCACCACTCTATTGCCCCTAGTCTCTCTCTACAGATAGGCGCATATCTCACGACAGACGCTTATGCAACACTGATTTGCTAAGGGATTTAGAGTGGAACCTTTGGCGATAGTCTGCTCTAGTGACTTGACGCCACAGCCCATACTTATATTCAAGTGATCCTAACTTGTCTTATGCGCTGATATTTTAGGGCGCTTGCTTTCAGTTTTATTATTTGGTGTGGGCTATTCTCACCGTCTTGCCCGTTGTTCTGTATTCAGTCTGTTTTATTTTCGTTTGTTAGTCAAGTCTTAATTTTCGTTCTGTTCTTTCTAGTTTGATAGGGCTTTTCACCGTATCTGTCTAAAGGACGCTGAAACACTTTGAAGAACCTACGTTGCTTGCGATTTGTTTCTTGTCGCTTCCGATGTAATAACTATGGCACGATTACTTTTAAGATTGCAATAAAAAAATGACGTTTTACCGAATTAATTTTGGTTATCGTTTAAAATCAATAACTTACAAAGTGAATCGGATTGCTTAACCTACTCGCATAGGCAGGTGATACATTATACTTATATAAGCTCAACCTGAAGTAGTCTTTGTGCATCCCTTACACGTTTTACGTGCATCGGCCTTGTGGGGTGGGGTTTTGTGATCACATTTTAGGCTGTCACTGTTATTAAAACAGTTTATTTATGCAACAAAAACAACACATTAGCGCTGCACAATAGGCAGGCGAGCCATATTTTGCTTAGAATTGTTCTAAAAACACAACCTCAGGTAGAAAAACAGACACTGGGCACAACTTAAGAGGTACTGGGCGAGGGCCAGATGGGGGTACTGGGTAATGTATATATATACGTATACACACACGGGGTTTTTTGCTTTGTAAACTAGAAAACCTATCCGATTTCGCCATTAGTATAACTATTTAGTATAGGTATGCAAATTTAGGGCTTGACAGAGGGGTACTACTTGAGTATAACTGCGTAGCAGGAGCAGGAGATAGTTAAACTATATAGTAAACTTCTACCATCTACTACTATATAAAAGAAATAACTTGACAAGAGTTTAACTATATAGTATACTATGTTCTAGTTCATACAATAATAATCATAATAAACTAGTATGGACTGAATGGTATGTGTTAGACTTAAAAGTTTAACTCCCTCTTGTGTCTCCTCTTCCTCTTAGTTGAACTAAAGTTAACACATACCTTTTTTCTGTCGTCCTAGTAAATTAAGTGTTGACTTATATGAAAAAGTCCGTACAACTGTATGCAAGTGATAATGTTATTGAAGAGTTCTATAAAGCTCTAGTAGATAACAATAGTAAAACTATGCAAAAGATTCACATTCCTAAGAGTGATGTATTCTATGTCAGGGCAGCTATTGAGGCTGACACTGGTGTGAGGTACTCTTTGGATCACGTTGAGAGAGCTATGTATTTAGAGGGTCACCTAAAGCGCTATGAAGTGCTAGACCCTGACAGAGAGCGAGACTATGGCAGGTAGAAACTACAAGAGAGAGCGACAACTACAGAGTACTCCTAGAGAGTTAGCTCGTAATGCTGCCCGTAAGAAAGCTCGACGTAAGTTAGAGGCAGCTGGTAAAGTTAAGAAGGGTGACGGTAAGGATGTTGACCATAAGAATGGTAATCCTCACGATAACTCTAAGGCTAATCTACGGGTAACGACTAAAAAGAAGAATCGTAGTTTTCCTCGTAATAGTAAAGCAGGTAAGAAGTAGTATGGCTACAACTAAAGATGTAGAACGTTTACCTAGTGGTGGACTAAAGTACCGGGGTGAAACTTATCCCGGTTACAATAAACCTAAGCGTACTCCGGGTGCAGCTAAGAAGAGTGCTGTACTAGCTAAGAAGGGTGACCAAGTTAAGGTAGTTCGTTTTGGTGACCCTAAGATGAGTATTAAGAAAGACCAGCCTGATCGTCGTAAGAGCTTTAGAGCTAGACATAACTGCGATACTGCAACAGATAAATTTACTGCTAGATACTGGTCTTGTAAGGCGTGGTAGTATGACTGATCTTAAACTTCCTGTCGCTCTAGTTGTAGCTATGGCTGTACAACTTGTAGCTGCTGTGTGGTGGGTATCTAAACAGGCCCACACTATTGAAATACTACAGCAAGACGTTGTAGATATGAAAGCTTATATGAACTCTATGGATATTGACCTAGAGGCTCTGATAGAGTTTGCTACCTTTACTGAGAATAGGTGGGCTGAAGAGTACAGTAGTGATATGACGTATGAGAGAGTGTTTGGCACTAAGGAACCTACAGTAGAATGACTCTGATATCTCACTTTCCTTTACCTAGTATGCCTTTTCAGACTCACGATAATATAGTCTTTGAGAAGGCTGACAAGGACAGGTCTAGTAGAAATAATGAAGAGTTTAAACCAGAGCAACCTAATCTGGTAACTCCTGACACACCTGTAGAGGATCTTAAGTTAGTTAATCAGATGTACGCATACAACCCTGATCCTAATAAGCTACGTAAGCCTGATGGACAAATAGTAAACTTTATAGTGGCCTGATATGAGCAAATCACCTACACCAACAAACAAGAAGCTGTATGCTAAAGTAAAAGCAGAGGCTAAGAAGAAATTTAAAGTCTGGCCCAGCGCTTATGCTAGTGCTTGGCTTACTAAAGAGTATAAGCGTAGGGGCGGTAAGTACTCTGGTAGTAAATCTAATAAGGTAGCTTGATATGGCTAAGGGTGGATTAGGACAGTGGTTCGGTGAAGAGTGGACTGACATCAAGACTGGGAAACCTTGTGGTCGTTCCTCTGGAGAGAAGCGAGGCTATCCTGCCTGTAGACCTAAAGCTGTAGCTAGTAGGATTAGTAAGAAAGAGGCCGCTAAGAAGACTGGCCCTAAGAAAGTTAAGTGGTCAGTGACTGCATCAGGCAGGAAGAGGAATGCGTAATGGCAAAAAAGATGTGTCCTAAGTGTAAAGGCAAGGGTTGCTCTCATTGTGGGGGAACAGGTTATCATAAAGTAGGAATGGCAAAAGGTGGAGATATGGGTAAGAAACCAATGAATGCTGGAATGGCAGCACTAAAGAAAGAAGCACCAGAGGTAGCTAAGAAGATGGGTTATATGTATGGTGGTATGGCTAAAAAGAAGAAGATGGGTTATGCTCACGGTGGTCTAGCCTGTGGTGCATCTAATAAGCCTTCACAAGCAGGTACAAGAAAAGTTAAGACTAGCTAATGTCTTTTGTAAACCAAGGTAAACCAGCACGTATTAGGTCTGTTTATGGGCATAATACAGGTACAACTGTAGAGACTGTCTACACTTGTCCTGCTAATTGTGTAGCTGAGATTACCTTTATCCATATAGTTAATGGTGGTGGTTCTACTAATACTGTTGAAGTAGAGTGGTATGTATTAGCTGATACTTACACATCTCATTTTCTTAAGGGTAAGTCTATTAACGCTGGTGATTATATAACGTTTAATGAAATAGACTTGGTGATACAGGCGGGTGATGAGATTAGGGTTACTCCTAGTGGATCTGGTCATATAGATACAATACTTACAGTAACAGAAACCTTTGTACCTATAGGGTAACGGGTATGCACATTTTATATCTACTACAGCGCTAACAATTATGTATAACTATCTCCGCACACAATAAAAGGAGATAGTGCAATGTTTAAGAACTTACTAACACGTATTCAGAATCATCAGCAGCGTAGAGCAGACTACTGGGTTCTAAAGAATATGTCTAATAAAGAACTACACGATATAGGTATATCAAGAGGAGAGATATATGATCGTGTATACGGCAACGAACAGTGAGGTTAAGTAAGGAGTTACCCCTTATACTAAGTTTAACTGTTATAGCTGGTGTGTCCTCTGGGGATACAGATAGACAAACAGGTAGTGGACTTATAAGAGGGGGTTGCTACAGTGATAGATCCAGTAACGGCTATAGGTCTAGCCACAACCGCATTTAATACTCTTAAAAAGGGTATTGCAGTTGGGAAAGACTTACAAGATATGGGTAGTCAGCTAACACAGTGGGCTGGTGCTATCAGTGACTTAGACTTTGCTGAAAGACAGAACGCTAAACCACCTTGGTATAAAACCCTTGGTGGTGGCGTTCAAGCAGAAGCAATGGAGATATTCGCAGCTAAGAAGAAAGCTGAGTCTATGCGTAAGGAGCTAAAGGATTACATCTGTGTAATGTATGGCCCTTCACACTGGGATGAGCTTTTACGTATTGAGGCTGATATAAGAAAGCAGAAGAAAGAACACGATCATAAACGAATAGAGATGCAACGTAAGTTAATAGAATGGGGAGCAGGCTTTGTGTTGTTCCTAGTTATTACGGGTAGCTTTGTTGGTTTGATTTACTTAAGGACTTTATAATGGCAAGATCACTAACAGAAAAACAACAGAAGTTTCTAGAGGTTCTCTTTGATGAGGCTAATGGTGATGTTGTACAAGCAAAGAAGTTAGCTGGCTATGGCGAGAATAGCTCTACTTCTGTTATCGTAGAGTCTCTAAAAGATGAGATAGGTGAAAAGACACGTACTTGGTTTGCTCGTACTGCACCAAAAGCAGCTATGGCAATGACACAAGCATTATACGATCCTACTGAGTTAGGTATTCGTGACAAGATGGCTGCAGCGAAGGACTTGCTTGATCGCGCTGGGCTAGGCAAGGTAGACAAGGTTGATGTTACTTCAGGAGGAGGTGGTATATTTTATTTACCCCCCAAAGAAGGAAAGAACGAGTAGACCTTGCCACAAATTGACTACAAGAGAGACTTAGGTTTCTGGGAATTACCCAAGCCTAAGAAAGGTAAAGAGAAAGAATGGCACACTGTAGCTAAAGTATCTCAAACAATACCTTTTGGTTATGAGGTAGACCCCGACAATGATAAGCTATTACTACCCATACCTTACGAACTAGAAGCCCTAGAATTAGCAAAGAGACACCTAAATCAGTATAGTTACAGAGAAGTCGCTATTTGGTTGACAAAGCATACAGATAGGTGTATATCTCATATGGGTTTAAAAAGGCGGGTTGAGATTGACAGAAGACGTAAAAAAGCAGCTATTATTAAACGCAGACTTGCCAAAAGGCTCCAAGAAACCCTCGCGGAAATCGAGAAGCTTGAAAAAGGTAGGGTCGGGGCGTACTCAGAAGAAGAATAGCAAGACAGAGACAGTCACCACTCCCCTTGAAACTGTTGCTGCAGAGGCTAAGGCTCCTGAGTTTGATGTCGAGGCAGCACAGTCGGTAGTGTTCAAGCCAAACCCCGGCCCTCAGACAGACTTTCTTAGCTCATCTGAGCGTGAGGTTTTGTATGGTGGTAGTGCTGGTGGTGGTAAGTCTTACGCAATGCTTGCTGATCCACTACACGGTTTAAACGATCCTAACTTCAGTGGATTGTTAGTACGACATACTACAGAAGAACTAAGAGAACTTATACAGAAATCTCAGGAGTTATATCCTCGTGCTATCCCCGGCATTAAGTGGTCTGAACGTAAGTCTCAGTGGACATCACCTAGAGGTGGTAGACTCTGGATGTCATATCTGGATAAGGATATGGACGTTACAAGGTATCAGGGTCAGGCGTTTAACTGGATTGGGTTCGACGAACTTACTCAATGGCCTTCACCTTTCGCTTGGGATTATATGAGGAGTCGCTTGAGATCTGCAAGTTCGATGGAACTAGGTTTATATATGAGAGCGACTACTAACCCCGGTGGTAGCGGTCACTCTTGGGTTAAGAAGATGTTTATTGACCCAGCCCCTTACAATAAGCCTTTCTGGGCAACTAATATTGAAACTGGTGAAGAGATTAAGTATCCAGCGGGTCACTCAAAGGCTGGACAGTCTCTGTTTAAGCGTAGGTTTATACCTGCTAGTCTGTTTGATAACCCTTACCTAGCTGAGAGTGGTGACTATGAGGCAATGCTTCTGTCGCTACCAGAGCATCAACGTAAGCAATTACTAGAAGGAAACTGGGATGTTAACGAAGGCGCAGCCTTTCCTGAGTGGAATAGAGCCATACACATCGTTGAGCCTTTTAAAATTCCCTCAAATTGGACTAAGTTTAGAGCTTGCGACTACGGTTACGGAAGTTACACAGGCGTTGTCTGGATTGCTGTATCACCCAGTGAACAGCTTGTTGTCTACAGAGAGTTATATTGTTCTAAGGTTACAGCTACTGATTTAGCTGATATGGTGCTTGAAGCAGAGGCAGAAGATGGTACAATTAGATATGGTGTTCTGGATAGCTCTCTATGGCACAAGCGTGGTGATACTGGCCCGTCACTGGCTGAACAAATGAATATGAAGGGTTGCCGATGGCGTCCTTCTGATAGGTCTAGAGGATCTCGCGTAGCAGGTAAGAACGAGATGCATAGAAGGTTACAGGTAGATGAGTATACAGAAGAGCCTCGTATGGTTTTCTTCTCTACTTGTACTAACACTGTAGCTCAACTACCATCAATACCTCTAGACAAAAGAAACCCAGAGGATGTTGATACAAATGCAGAAGATCACTTGTATGACGCTCTAAGGTATGGTATAATGACAAGACCTAGAAGTTCTATTTG